ATCTACCCCCACCGAATCGATGGACAACACCCCTGATCTGGAGGTGATCCGGTCCAAGGCCGCTGAGGCTGAGCGCACCCGGATTGCCTCAATCACCGCCCTCGGCGAACGCCATGGCCTCGCCGACCTCGCCCGCGAACTGATCGATGGCAACCGCAGCCTCGATGAAGCCCGCGCCGCCGTACTTGAAAAAATCAGCGCTACTGCCGTGCCTACTACCCGCTCTGCTGACCTGACCTCCAACGACGTCGGCCTCAGCGACAAGGAAATCAAACAGTTCTCGTTTGTTCGCGCCCTCAACTTCCTCGCCAATCCTGGCGACGCCGCTGCCCGCCGCTCGGCCGAGTTTGAGATCGAAGTCGGCAACGCCGCCGCCAAGCAGTACGAACGCTCCAGCAACGGCATCGTCGTCCCCAACGAGGTGCTGCGCCGTGACCTGACTGCTGGCCTGCCCTCCGCAGGCGGCAACCTCGTCGCCGACCAACTGCTGAGCGGCTCCTTCATCGAGCTGCTCCGCAACCGCCTGGCCCTCGCCAACGCTGGCGTGACCATGCTGACCGGCCTCCAAGGCAACATCAGCATCCCCCGGCAATCCTCGGCCAGCACCGCCTACTGGGTCGGCGAAAACGCCTCGCCCACCGAATCGCAACAGGCGATCGATCAGGTCAACATGACCCCCAAAACGATCGGCGCCTTCGTTGACTACTCCCGCCGCCTGCTGCTGCAGAGCAGCATCGACGTCGAAGCGATGGTCCGCAACGACCTCACCCGCGTCATTGCCCTGGAGCTAGATCGCGTCGGCATCTACGGCACCGGCAGCAGCAACCAGCCCCTCGGCCTGGTCAACACCACCGGCATCGGCAGCCAGACCATCACCACCTACGGCACCTTTGAGGAGTACATCGGGATGGAAACCGATGTCGCCGTGGCCAACGCCGACGCCGGCTCCATGCGTTACATCGTCAACGCATCTGCCCGTGGCGCCCTCAAGTTCACCGCCAAGTCGGCATCTGCCGTCGCTGCCGGTTTCGTCTACGAAAACGACGAAATCAACGGCTACCCCGCCATCGTCAGCAACCAACTGCAGAGCAACGACGCGCTGTTCGGTGACTTCTCCATGATGATCATGGGCATGTGGTCTGGCCTCGACCTGACCGTGGACCCCTATGCCGGCGCCACCGCTGGTACGGTTCGCATCATCGCTCTGCAGGACGTCGATCTGGCCGTCAAACAGCCTGGTGCGTTCTGCTACGGCACCTGAGCCTGAGCAGTCCCATCGCCCCTGACTCATGCTCGTAACAGTGCTCAGGCAAACGATGGTCGCAGGAGAGCCGGTTAACGCCGGCTCCACCCTCGACCTTCCCGCCGACACCGCCACCCTCCTAATCGGCATCGGCAAGGCCACTAAGGCGGAAGTGGCCCAGCCGCCCGAAGCCGAACTCACGCCGCCTACGACTCCCCAACCCGAACCGGAAGCCGCCCCGGCCAAACCCGTACGCACCGTCCGCAAACCCGCCAGCTAAGGGCTAAGCCCCCTCGCTGCCTAGCCTCGTACCACGCAAACCCTGTGAGCTAAGTCATGTCCATCCTGTCCACCGGCCTGGAGAAACTCCAGCACTTCGCACTGGCCCCCACGGCTGTGCGTACGACCAACCTCGACGGCACCGCCGTTGACCTCAACGACTACGAAGGCGACGTCGTGTTGATTCTGGATGTCGCCAGCGGCGGCACCTCCACCCTCGACGTCAAAATCCAGAGCGCCGACACCTCTGGCGGCTCCTACTCCGACGTCACCACCGCTTTCTTCCGCGCTGGTGCGGAAGTCGCATCGGCCGCCGTCGCCTTCGCGCAGGCCAGCACCACCGCCTCCAAGCAGTTCCTCGTCTTCCCCAAAGGCGCTGCCAAGCGGTGGATCAAAGCAGTCAGCACCACCTCCTCCTCCTCCCACACCTACAGCATCAATGCCGTAGGCGTTAAGAAGTACGTCTGAGCCACTTAGCTCAGCGAAGCCACCCCGCCCCAGGCCCACCGCCTGGGGCTTTCCTATAGCCGGACACCGCCATGGCTTTCGACGAAGACCTCGACATCTACCTAGCCGACTTCGGCGTACCCGTAACCTCCGGCTCAAAACGTGGCCTAGGCATCCTCGACATGCCATCCCAGATCGTCGCCGATGGCGTAGTCCTCACCACCGACTACGCCCTCACCTGCCTAGCTTCCATCTTCGGCACCCTAAGCTACAACGACTCTGTAACCGTAGACGGCATTGCCTATACAGTCAGGGAGTCTATGCGCCTAGACGACGGTAAGTTTTGCACCCTCATGCTTACACGCACCTAAGCCTATGGACTACGAAACTAAGGCCAAGTGGGGTAAGGTCCGCCTAGCACTAGAAGCAGCGGGCAAAACAGACTGCCACATCTACAAACGTGCCGTAGCCATTACCGAAAACAAGCCCGACCCTGGCCCGTTCCCTAAACGCCAATGAGCACCAAACGCGAGCGCATCCTACAGGCCCTGGCCACCGCCCTCGTCGGCACGACGGGCGTTGGTACGCGCATCTACCGCAACCGTGTCGAACCCTTCCCCCGCGAAGAATCCCCCGCGATCGTCATTGTCCCCTTCAAGGACACCCCCGCCCCGAACACCTCCCTCCCCTTCCTCGACTGGACATTCCGCGTCCGCTTTGTCGTAGTGAGCCGCGCCAACGTCGCCGATCAGGCAGCCGACCCAACCATCAGCTCCATGCACGCCAAACTGGTCGCCGACCTCACCCTCGGCGGCCTCGTTATTGATGTCCAGCCTGCCCCAGTAGACTTTGAATTCGTTGAGGCAGATACTCCCGCTGGCGTAATCACCTGCGAGTACATTATCAAGTACCGCACAACCGTAAGCTCACTCGACACCTAAGTTATGGCGCGTCAAGCATCCCCAGCTTCCCCCGACGAAGCCCCCACCGCTCCCCAGCCCCCCGTGGCCCCCGCCCCACCTATCGACGAGGCTGAGTCCTCCAACCCCTCAGTGCCTACGGTGGATGCGTACCACGGACAAGGCGGAACTTACCTGCTCGATCCCGAGACAGGGGTACGCACCCTGATCGAACAGACAGCCCCTGCTCTCCTCACCTCCTGATAGGTAACCATCCATGGCCCTCCTTACTCGCAAGCGCCTCATCCTCCTCAAGAAGGAGTCCACCTACGGCACCGACATCACGCCCGCTGGCACCGATGCCGTGCTGGTGCGTGATCTGAGCGTGACACCGATGCAGTCGGATGTGGTGAGCCGCGATCTCGTCCGCGCTTACCTGGGCGCCTCCGAGCAGCTGCTGGCCAATACCCGCGTGGAGTGCCAATTCACCGTGGAACTCGCCGGTTCCGGCACCGCTGGTACGGCCCCCCGCTACGGCGCAGCCCTCCAAGCCTGCGGCCTCAGCGAAACCATCGTCGCCTCGACCTCAGTCACCTACGCCCCCGTAAGCGCAAGCTTCTCCAGCATAACCATCTACTACAACCTCGACGGCGTTCTGCACAAAGTCACGGGTGCCCGTGGCACGTTCACCCTCAACGCCGAAGTCGGTCAGATTCCCACCATCCAATTCACCCTGGTCGGCATCTACAACGCCCCCACCGACACCGCTGCCCCCTCGGTCACCTACTCCAACCAAGCCACCCCACTGATCTTCAAACAGGGCAACACTTCCGCCTTCCAACTGTTCTCCTACGCGGGCTGTCTCCAATCCGTCAGCTTCGACGTTGGCAACACTACCGTCTACCGCGAACTGGTCGGCTGCTCTAAGGAGGTGCTGATTACGCAGCGGGCATCCACCGGCACCGCGATGATCGAAATGCCGACCATCGCCACGAAGGACTACTTCTCCGCCGCCCTGGCCGATGGCACGACCGGCAACCTCACCTTCCAGCACGGCCCAGCCAATAACCGAGTCACCTTCAACGTCCCCCGCGCCGACCTCGGCGACCCCTCCTACGGCGATCAGGACGGCGTGGCCATGCTCAACCTTCCCTACACCGCCGTCCCCAGCTCCACCGGCAACGACGAAGTAAGCCTGGCCTACACCTAAGCTGGCGTGGCAGCTAAGCCCCCTCGCCGCTTAGCTGCCTAGCCCCCTCGCCACCTAGCCACTTAGCCGCCATGCCCCACAAAGGCTTGGCGGCTTCTCAACGTCACACCTATACTACTTACGCATTACGTCTTCCAGCTAATGGCCTACGTCCGCAAGAAGCCCACCTCTTTCAAGTGGCCCGTAATCGTCAAAGATCCTGTTGACGGAGGCGACTTTGAGGAATCGACCTTCACCGCTACGTTCAAGCGGATGGGCCGTGCCGAGTTTTCGGGCCTGGCCGACAAGGGCGATGCCGCGCTGATCGAGAAGCTGCTGCTCGGCTGGTCCGACATCAACGACGAAGACGGCAAACCCGTCCCCTTCACCAAGGAAAACCTCAAGGCCCAATGCGACGACGGCTACTGGATGCGAGCCGTGATCAGTGCCTATTCCTCCACCTTTGATGGAGCCCGAGCGGGAAACTGAGAGAGGCCGCCATCTACTGGGCAGGCGGCAGTAAGCGAGTAGAGGATCAGACACAGGACGATGCGCGGGCCTTCGGCATCGTCCTGCCTAAGCCGGAAACGCCACCCGATCCCGATGCGGACAACTTTGTTGTCTGGGACGAAAACTGGGATACGGTGATGATGTTTCTGCGTATGCAGACGCAGTGGACCGTATCCATGGCGGGCTACGTCGGCCTGCGCTATGACGTACTACTTCATGCTGGTGGCCTTTTCGACCTATACTGCGTAGAGGACCGCCGTTCGATGCTGGAGGGGCTGCAGATCATGGAGACAGCCGCCCTCAGCGTCTTCGCTAAGTCGGAGGAAGACTAAGTGGCTGCTCCGCAGGTAAATGATATTTTCGTACGTCTAAAACTTAGCGGCTTTGATGGTATTGATAAACTTAAGTCGTCTTTCCGCGACTTAGGCAAAGTCACATCACTAACAGATTCGGACATAAGCAGTGTTCGCAATCGCCTGATTGACTTTGCTAAGGAGTCAGGCAATACAGAAAGCGTAACAAAGGGCCTAATTAGCGCGTTCCAAGGGCTTAGATCCCAAGCCCAGTTCTGCGGAGACGCGTACACACAGCTTACCGCCGACATAAACGCATACTCCACAGTATTGCGCGGATCTTCTGATGCCATAGAAAAGCAACGCGAAGCCCTATTAAGAAGTACAGCCGCTGGTACGCAGAACGCCGCAAGCCTCACACAACAAGTAGCCGCCCTGGAACGCCTGCGTGCCCAGACACGCCCAGGCTCCTCCGCGTTTTTACAGCTAAGCGGCGACATCGAGACGGCCCGCGAAAATCTTGGGCGTTTTAGAAGTGAAGCAGCTGCGTTCGCCAGCACGCTTACACAGATGCCAGGGGCTTCCCTGGATAAAATTGATACACAAATACAGCGACTAACACGAGGTATGCGCACACTGCGCATCGCCTCAGACGAGTACCTAGCAGCCCAGCAGCGACTCAGCTTAGTAAGTACAGTTCGTGAACGGATAGTAGGTAGGCAAAACGTACGCGCTGCCGCGGAAATGTATGCAAGTCCGCAGTACGCGGGCTTTGTTGAGGGCCGCGCTGCAAACCTTCCCCTACCAAACACAACCGCTGGACTAAATCAAGAGCTAAGCGAACTAAGTCAGCAGCTCCTCAATACCGACCGCAATAGCGCTGCCTATGTTGCGACTGCTGTGCGCATGGCAGAGGTCCAGCGCCAACTTCGCTCCGACGTAATGGGTACAGCCGAGGCGATGAAGCGTCTCGACAACGCACAAGTCGCAGCAAACCGCCGCCAAGCAAAAGTATCCAAGGTTCAGGAGTATTACTCAACACAAGGGCCTACCGCTCCAGGCGTAGGTGGGTACAGAGATCCAGAGACAGGGGCCATGATCGCCCGAGGCTCCTACAGCGCCAACCGCATCCGTGTAAATGAAGCACAGTACGCTCAACCTATCGGCCCTGCGCCATTTCCCGCAGCGGGTAGGCAGGCCATGGCCTCCATGGAACAGGCGTACAAGCAAATGCTTGAGATTGAGCAGCGGGCTGGTCTTGAACGTGTAAATCTCCAAGCAAAAGTCAACCAACTCCATGCCGAGAAGCTCCTAGAAGGGCTCGACATGGAAGGAGCCTTACGCAAAAAGGCATTTGATCAAGAGTTGGCCGACTTCGATAGGCGCCTTGAAGCCTCATCGCGCCGTCGCGCCCGCAGACCTACGGGTATGCAGCTGACCCAGATGGCTGGTGCGGCAATCTCGGGCGGCATCTTCGGCGGCCCTGAGGGCTTTATCGGCGGTGTTGCTGGCGGAACCGCCGCAACGCTTCTGCGTGGCGGTGCGGCCGGCGTAGGCGGTGCCTTCGCTGGTGCAGCCATCGGCGCCCAAGTCGGCATGATTCGGCAGGCAGGCCAGGACGCCGCCGAGTACGCCGCACAGATCCAAAGCCTCCGCGTAGCCCTAAAGGGAGCCAGCACCGACCAAAAAGACTACGCTAGCTCCGTAGAGTTCATCAACAAAGCATCTAAAACTTACCTCACCGACCTAGGCTCCACCACACAAAATTACACACGCCTGCAAGCCTCTGTGCGCGGTGCCGGAAGAACCACCTCCGACACACAAACCGTATTCAAGGGCCTCAGCTCGGCCGTACTGGCAACAGGCGGCAACGCCGAATCCCTTAATGCTGCAATGCTTGCCGCATCGCAGGTATTCGGCAAAGGCAAGGTAAGCGCCGAGGAACTTCGCGGCCAGATCGGCGAGCGTCTGCCTGGCGCGTTCTCCCTGTTCGCACAATCCTTAGGCGTATCCACTACACAGCTCGACAAACTGCTGGAGCAAGGCAAAGTCAACCTAGGCGACTTTGTAAACTTCGCTAAGCTGCTTAGCACTAGGTATGATGCTACTGCTGCAGAGATTGGTAAGTCTTCTGGTAAGGCTTCTGCCCGCTTTGCTCTTGCTGTAAAAGACATGCAGCTGGCTGCAGGCCAAAGCCTGCTCCCAATAAACACCATATTCTTAGAACTAGGTACATCGGCTGTTCAAGCGCTTACTCGCATGTTTGAGGGAACAACCGCATGGCAAAAGGCCATCGGGTCTGCCTTCAATGCCGTCAAAGCCCTCATCGGCGGCACTGCCAGCCTCAAGATCGCGCTGACTGGTCTTGCCGGCGTCCTTATTCCGCTTGGCGCGTCCTTTGCCACCGTATTCGCCCTGCAGGGAGCTACGGCAACTATCTCTGCCCTCAAGCAGATTCTTCAAATAACCAAAGCCCTACTTACGGTCGAAAAGGCCAGAGCAGCTGCCCTAGCAATCCAGGGCATCCTCAGC